TGTTCCAGGTCATCTCTCCACGTTCTATAGAATCCTTAAGTACAGGATAAGCAGTAAAGTAACAGGAGTCTGTGTCACCATAGATAATTGATTCACCTACATGGTCATACTTGCCTGTAATACATTCATTTACATAGGCATCCATGTGTTTGGCAATAGCACGTCCAGTCAAGGTAGTACTCTGTCCAATACGTTTATCAAAGAAGCGACAACCAGGATTCAAAATAGCACCATATAGACTATTTAGATTAATCTTCTTGACCAGCTGACGTTTATCCCAGTATTCTTCATCTTCAGGATTTTTGCATTCTTTTAACTTGGCTTGCATATCTGTACGTTCGGCATACCAACGCTTTAACAAACCAGGAATAACTGCTTCCTTCTCGTATGTAAAGATTGTGCCATTGGCAGTCAACATCCAAGGACGGTTCGCGTCAAAGATCATGTGCCAGACTTCTGCAGCACTATGTACACTCTCGTTTCTATCTTGCCAGTCAACGGTAATCTCTGTACCTTTTTCTAGGGTCATTACTGATTCGTACTCTAGGCTGCCAAATAATCCTTCCCATGCTCCAGCAAAACTACTACCACCACGCATCTTGTCTGCAATGTACCGATCGGTCATTACAGGACGTAGTTGCCCAACAATAGTTTCTGGTCCCATGTTAAGAGCACGAATCGCCGACGGATACAAGGAGTTAATGTCTATGGATCCCACATACTCATGAATACCTTTACGTGGATATGCAACATACGCACCTGCAGCTTGTGTATCCTCGTCCGAATAGCGTTCCTTGCGGTTGGGCACAACCATACCACGTTCGTGTGCTTCGTTGATAATGGCCTGTTCAGTCACAGCCACTGCACCCATTGTGGTCTGGAGCAACACGGTATTCTCATGTGCTAGTGTATTGGCTAGATCCAAGAACTTTAACTTCTTATCTAGCTTGGCCAGGATCATTGTGTCCTGGCGGTTGTACTCAATAAATGTTTTGAAGTTTTGATTGTACAGTTGATCCAAGGTTCCTTCAAATACAGTCTTGGTTTCTTGCAATTCATATTCAGCAATAGCATCTAAGCTATAACTATGACGTTCTTCGTATGTGTACTTGCGATAAAGTTGCATATAGTCCATATGTACACGACCAATCAAGTCATATGTTTGATTCTCGGCACCAAAGCGTTCGAACTTACGTTCTTTAGGAAATTGATTCCATAAACAAAAACGTCTGGTATCATCTTTGCTTAATACACGGGTAACACGATTAACGGTGTACGGAATATCAAAGCCTTCGCTGTTCCAACCAGACAAGGCATCGGCATCTTCAATTAGGTCCAAGAATGTTTTAAGTAATTCTTCTTCACTATCAAATACAATTGTATTTTCAAACTCTGCGGCAATCTCTTGTGCGGTAGCTTGACTCATGTGTTTGGGTGGGACAACTAGTGTGACCATTTGCTCTAGCCATTGTAGGTATACTGAAATAGCGGTAATAGCATTAAACGGATCTTCCGGCCGACTAAATCCACGCTCGGGATCAAAGTCCACCTCAATATCGAAGAACGCTACGTTTAGTTTAGGACCGTCTTGTCCTTTGTAGTTGTCCTCTAAGCAACGGAACACAGGATTGATATCCGATTCAAACAATCTTTTGCCCGACTGCATCTTTAACTCCTTGCGGAATTCTTTGTTGTTGCGGCTACTAAATCTTGACACGGCTGTGCCAAATATGCTTTGAAATTTACCACGAGGATCCTCGTAGTAGAATATAAAATTTGCAGGATATTCCTGATAGCATCGTTTACCATCACGGCGCTCGACTACATGTATGCGATCGTGTTCACGATCAAAAAGTGCATCAATATAACTCATTCTTCTCCTACCGCTTGTGGCCGGTTAACCTTTCTACATGCTCCTTACGGGAGCGAGTCGCTGTTATAAAACAGTACTTATAATGTCTTACCAACCTGCACTAAAATTTGTTCAAGCAATTCGTGATCCTGTTGTTCACGACCAAATTCACTCTTGTGTGCGAGCTTGATTGCTTTTTTCAAAATACCTGGTTTGATTTCTAATTCTTCAGCAATGGCCTTGATAGTATCATTCAGGCCGCCTGTCAAGGTTTCGATTTCGGAAGTCACTTGGATACCTTCGTTAATAATTTGTTCAAGTTTTTTAGTTTGTTCTGCTGTGAATACGCGGTTTGACATGTGATTCTCCTGTTAATAATATATTAATTATACACAGGTATTTTGAATTATGCAAGCGTTTTTGGTAATGGTCGTTTTAAGAATAGCTTCCGGAGCACGACTTCCTACCATTCTAGCCCAGCACCCGGGCACCCTACGTAACTAAGTTACGGTCCTAAGGGTATTCTTTAAACAGGTGAGTAAGGATTACGTTTGTAATCGCTGTCATCACCTTCGAATTGTTCAGGATATACTGGATACTGGTTCATTCTGTATCAGTACCTCGGTAAAACCATGAGTCGTCGCCACCTGCGGACCATTTGGCGCGATTTTCTACACAGTACACCTCGGTGGGTATTTTAAAATCGGGGGTTTTAAGTTGAGCAGGTACCAGGCTCACGTCGTACCATAAACAACGATTGTTGGGCTGACATGCAAATTGTCCATTATCCAAGCGAATAAAGTTGTAGCTCTTGTGTTCCTGCACACCTTCTGCAAATGAAACATCTAGTCTATTGTGATCCGGTGCCGCAAAGTCTATAGTAAACAGATACTGCCCAAAATGAAACTGCTTGTCTTTGCCGTAGTACTTGACCTTGAGTCCTCGCAGATTTGATTTCTCCAACACCGCTATGTCGTAGCCTAGACAGTCCCAGATCTGCAAGTGATCCAGTTCAAAATCTTCAGCAGGATCGACCGGCTTCCAAACATAAGCACTGATAGGCAACTTGTCGTACAAGGCACCGTATTCGGTCAGCATGCATTCTATTCTAAAGGCTTGACCTTTAATGGCCTTGGCCGTAACCCAGTAACAGGGTTCTAGTTCTCCGTGGCCGCGTTCGTGATTGTATAAAAACTCTCTACGCACAAAACATTTTACAGGAGGTATGTTGGCTATTAGGAAACTCATGCGTTTACTTACCGTTTACATGAAGCTGACTACCTTTATTGAAGCTGGGGCTGAATGGGCTTTGTGCAACTTGTCCACCTTTGGATTGTGACCACGCATATCCAGCACGATGACCCGAACAGTCTTGGGTACATTGGCTGCCCATAAAGGCAAGTTCGTCTAATTTGTCTTTGAGAAATGTGTCAGCAAACGCTTTGCACAATTGTTGTATTTTTGGATTGCGGGTGATTTCAATATGATAACGCTTGTGGCTAAAATCCTGTGTGGGATCTTTATAGCCGGCATACACTTTATGCACTCCCACTTGGTCAACTAGATCGCTACAGTTGATGCCGGATCTCTCGGCCATAGATTGTGTGCAAGGACTACAGGTGGTGATAATAATACTACCCGCCGGTATCTCTCCAAAACGAGCCACATAGCTATCGATAGCCGCACGTTCACCATGCACACGATGGCCGTCTTTTGTGGGATAGTTTATGCCCACTACACAGTTGTTGTCAGGATCCAACACTGCGGCTGCTACTACGCCAAGATTTAGTTTCTTTTTGTATTGCCCTTCTACAACCATCTCGCAAAGACGCACCAGGATATCATCCAGTTTGTCGTGATTGCTAATACGGAAATCACTAATCTTCATATACGCTCTATCATTTTACAGTTTTAGCAAACAAGTCAATCTTACGGGCAACTTCTAACAACTTAGCATCAGTAATTCCCTGCGATTGCATAACTCCGGTATAACTTTCGTCAACACTTTCGCTCTTGTTGCCCCAGTTGGCAGCACCTTTTTTACGGCACTGAACCAAGGCACCTGATGCATAGGCACTAGGCCAAACCTTGTAACGACTCTTAACTTTGTGATAGCAGGCATCTTGTTTTTCTGTGATTTGATCTTCTGAGACCATGACACCACCGCAACTAGGGCATTGGCCACGTTTGACATAGACTTCCAGACTTTCGTCGGTTTTCTTTACACTGTTGATGTAGGCACGATAAACTGCTGCTGCTGATGCCTTGCCTGCGGCACGGGCCCGTTGTTCCATAGCCACAGCGGCCTGGACCTTGTGAGCATGACTGCGTCCACTCTTACGAATACGGCTTACGCTGGCACGGGCATCATCTGCTGTGGCAAATTTAAGTCCAGTAATAGTGCCTTTTGGGTTTTCATCTGTGTATAAATCACTGTGCTTTTTGCTGTTGGCCGGCTGTCCTGCTTTTCTTGAGATACGCTTGTCTTCCGCCATATCTGTATTAGAGGGTTGTGATTTGTCTTTAGCCATGGATTTGTGCTGTTTGCGATAGTAAGGATTGGCAGGGTCAGTGTCATACGTTTGATCTGGCCACCATTCAATACTGAATATCTTTCCATTTTCAAAATCATGATGCATGTCCATGATTCTTTTTTCGTATTCGTCTCGGCTAGGCGGTGTTCGTCCTGCAACTACATCCATTACAA